AGATAAAGCAAGAGAATATGCTCAAGCTGACAACGCATTTGTTTCTGCAGATCTAGGTAATTTTGTTATAGCAACAAACCTCTGCAAACTTCCTATAATCAATCAGAATTCGTTGGTGACTTTACAAGACAGGTTCACAACAGTTCGTGGATCTCCAGCAGGTGCTACTGTTGGTACTGCTAGAATTCGTGCCATTGAATGGGATAATGGAACAATAGGTTCCACCAGTGCTACATTTAAAGTATTCTTGTATGATATTACTATGAATCCTGGGAAAGATTTCAATAGACATGTTAAGCAATTAGCATTGTTATCTTCAGGATTTAGCACTGACATAAATCCAATTTTGACTCAATTGACTGGTTCTATTACTGCTTCTGGAACTTCAGTTACAGGTAATGGTACTTCTTTCTTAACAGATTTAATTGTAGGCGACTACATATATGTTAATGGATTATCATACAGAGTTGATGCGATCGCTGGTCAAAATTCATTAACACTCTCTTCTTCACTAACTGCAACAAACTCAGCGTTCGGCTTGGTTAGAACTAATATTGTAGATACAAATACTGAACAGTCAATATTCCAACTACCATATAGCACTGTTCGTTCTCTAAGAAGTGCTCTGTCTACCAATGATACTTCTTATACTGTGACAGGGTTATTCACAGAAACTGTTTCTTCAGGTAATATTAATATTAATACTGCAGCAGGGTCTTTCGCTTCTGGATCAGTCACTGGAAATTTTATCGTCGCTAGAAATGATAATGGTGATATTCTTCCAATCAATTATGTTAATACATCTGCAAGTTCTGCAGTAATTAATGTTGGTAATACTAACGATGGTAAGTCATGTAGCATTATTGCAACAATAATTAAAACTGGTTCCAGTTCTACAGAAAAATCTAAGACTCTTGTTACTGGCGCAACTGTAACATTTACTACTCAATCTACTGCAACACCAACAACTTTATCTTTAGGTAAAGCTGATTGCTGGAAGATTACTAGTGTTAAAATGGATACAGGATCTTTTGCATCACCATCAGGAAACTATACAATAGATATTTCAGATCGTTATGATTTTGACAACGGACAGCGTAATACTCATTATGCTCTTGGTCGCATTATACTTAAAGATACCTATGCTCCACCATCTGCTCCAATACGAGTAACATTTGATTATTTTACTCATTCAGTTGGAGATTACTGTAGTGTAAATTCATATCCAAATACCATTCCTTATTCAGAAATTCCAGCATTAGTTCGTGATGCTTTAGACTTTAGACCAAGAATTGATGATGATGGTGTAACATTCACTCAAGTTACACAATTACCAAAACGTGGTTCTAACATTACAACAGATTTTACATATTATCTTTCAAGAAGAGAAAAAATTGCTCTAGATATTAACGGTAATTTCTTTAGTTTATCTGGAACTCCATCGTTGAATCCAGGTGATGCTGAAGATCCAGCAACTGGTATGGTTCTGTACAAACTAGCTCTGACACCATATACATTTTCTACAGATCGAGATAATGTTGTGATTAGTACTATTGATAATAAACGCTATACAATGCGTGATATTGGTAAACTAGAAAAGCGTATCGACAATTTAGAATATTACACTTCTTTATCTTTGTTAGAACAACAAACAGAATCTTTAAAGATTGAAGATTCTGCTGGATTAGATAGACTCAAAAATGGTTTTATTGTAGACAATTTCACTGGACATAATATTGGTGAAACACAATCTGCAGACTACCGTTGTGCTATAGATATGCAAAAGGGTGAATTGCGTCCTTTCTATACAATGAAAAATGTCAATTTACTCGAACGAGTTTCAACTAACGCAGCACGTTTGGCTTCAAATTATGCTCAATATGGTGACATAATAACTTTACCTATTTTACAAGATGTTGAATTGATTAAACAAAATTTCGCATCTCGTCTAGAAAACATTAACCCATTTGCAGTGTTCACATTCTTGGGTGATGTTAAATTAAATCCAGAAACAGATGATTGGTTCGAGACAGATCGTCGTCCAGATATTGTTAATAATATCGATGGCAATTTCACAACAATCAATACTTTAGCTGAAAAAGCTGGAGCATTGGGTACAGTTTGGAATGCTTGGCAAACTCAGTGGAGTGGTGTTCCTTTTTCACAAGGAACTTTTGCTCAGAGTTTTGGGGGTCGTGGAAGAAGAGATATCGTAGTTGAAGTTACTGCCACTCAAGTAGGACAAACTAGAACTGGTGTTAAAACTGATATTATTGCTAAGATTGATAGACAAGTAGTCAATGATAGAGTATTATCAACTGCAGTAATTCCGTATATTCGTTCTAGAAATGTTCTAGTTCAGGTTCGTGGATTAAAACCAAATACTCGCTTTTATCCATTTTTTGATGATGTTGATATTTCTGCATATTGTTCACCAGCATCAAAAATTACATACACCTCAACTACAGGAACATTTGATTCTACCACAAACGTAGGTGGTGTTGCAGCTGAGGAAGCACGTCGCATTAGTGGTGATTCGCAAGTTTGTTTAAATCGTGGTGATTATATCCGTGGTGTTACTTCGAATGCTACTGCAGTCGTGGTTGGTACAGAACTAGATTATGATACAAATGCTAAGTCTTTATGGATTGTTAATATCAAAGGGACATTCCAAACTAATGAACAAATCACTGGATCTGTTTCCAATGCAGTTGGTGTTATTAACTCAATCACTGTAAATGCAACTGGTGGAAATATTGTAACTAATAAAGCTGGCGATGTAAATTTACTATTTAATATTCCAAATACAGAATCTGTTCGTTTCCGTACTGGATCACGTGAATTTAAGTTGATTGATACCGCACAAGCAAATGGACAGTTTACTTCTCGTGGTCGTGCAACGTATCGCGCAGAAGGTATTGTTGAAACTAAACAATCTACTGTAAATGCAGTCAGAAACGCTGAGTTAGTTCAAAATATAGTATCAGATACTAGAACTATAGTTGAAACATCTCAACGTATAATTTCTGATACTGGTTGGTATGACCCACTGGCACAAACATTCTTGATTGATAACAAGGGTGGTTGCTTCTTAACTAAAGTAGATATATTCTTTGCTTCTAAAGATACAGAAATTCCAGTTAAATTGGAAATTCGTGAAGTTGTTAATGGATATCCAGGTAAACGAGTGTTACCATTCTCCAGAGTAACTTTGCGTCCAGAACAGGTAAATCTGTCAACAACACTTGTTGACTTGCCAGATGGATCATCAGTACCTAAGTATGATACTCCAACATCATTTAAATTCCCATCACCTGTTTATGTTCAAGATGGCTCTGAATATTGCATAGTATTAATTTCTGATTCTAACAAATATAAAGTTTGGATTTCTCAAATGGGAGATACTGTTCCAGGAACTAGTAGAACTATTTCTGAACAACCGTATCTTGGATCATTATTTAAATCTCAGAATGCATCAACATGGACTACTGATCAAACTCAAGATTTAATGTTCACAATCTACAAAGCCAAGTTTAATACTTCAGCTGTAGGTACTGTTCAGTTTGTAAACGACGTTTTACCTTACATTAATCTTGAACAAGATCCATTCCAGATGACTGCTGGTTCAAATATTGTTCGTGTTTGGCAAAATAGTCATGGTTTAACTGATGGTTCTAAAGTTAATATAACTGGAGTAACAGGAACATTAAATGGGATCCCAGCTGCAGAGTTAAATGGATCTTGGTTCGTGACCAATATTGACTTAGATTCTTATACTATAACAACTACAACATCTGCAACTAAGACTGGTTATTTTGGTGGAAACACTATTAGAACCACAGGACAAGTTCAGTATGATGCGGTTATGCCGAGCGCACAAGTTCAATCATTCTCAGAAACTTCTGTGGATTATTCTATAAAAACTACATCTGGTAGATCTGTTGATGGTTCTGAAACACCATACCTTCAAGATTTAGATTTTGGTGCTTGTTTAATTAATGAGAATAATTATTTTTATAGCCCTCGTTTAGTGGCTTCTGAGGTTAATGAGAGTATATTTACTGGTGGTAATAAATCTGTTACATTAGCAGTTAATTTATCCTCTACCAATGATTCTCTGTCACCAGTTCTGGATACACAACGTATGAGTTTGGTTGCTATTTCTAATAGAATTAACTCCCCAACCAATGCTAATGTGAACATAACTCCAACCGACAATACTCAGTTGTTCACTGGTGCAACTGGAGCATTCAGTTTCTCTGGTTCTACAATATCTTCTGCAGTTTCTGCAATTAGAAGTTTAATGCAGACCATTGGAATTGGTCAATATATTAGAGTAGAAGGAACTACAACTGTAGCAAACAGTGGGCAGTTCTTAGTTTCAGGTGTAACTGACGATGGAACAAACTGTACTATTACTGTTTCTGGTAAGACCTTTGTTTCTGAAAATGCTATAGCTGGAACAACAGTTTCTACAATTAACCTGTTTACTGATGAAATCGCTCCAGTAGGATCTTCTACATCATCGAAATATGTGTCAAAAGTTATTAAATTGGCTTTACCTTCTACATTTATGAGAGTTAAATTTGCAGCAAATATTCCAAGTCAAGCTGAAGTTTCTTTATATTATAAAACATCCCTTGGTTCTTCTGGTAATCTAGACAAGACTAAATATACTTTAGCGACTCCTGTTTCTACTCCTACAAAGGTTGAAAATGGAAGTGACCAATTCTATGATGTTGACTTCTCTCTGTCTGACATGCCGCAATTTGATGCAGTTCAAGTTAAGCTAGTTATGAAATCAACGAATTCGTCAGCAATCCCTAGAATCAAAGACCTAAGAATTATTGCGTGTGCATAAAATGGATCAATTCTTAAAGGTATCTGGGCATGACGATTTGGTTAGAGACACTTCTTCTAACGCTATAATAAATACTAATATGGCAGAATATGAGCAATATATGGT